TGTGGCGCGGGTTTCGTGGGGTATGGGGCTTGGCTTGGTTGTCATGCAATTGGTTGCGGTATGCGGTTGGTTGGGTGGGCTATGCTCCTAGGTAGGTAGGGTATATGGGGGAGGGGATTTTGTAGCTACATTTGTGTATAATTAATTTAATTTTTGTAGCTACATTTCATTTTTTCCCTTAATTTTGTAGCTACAATTTATTTTATGGCAAAAAGCAATCCAATTGGAGTCAGATTTGACTTACAAAAGTTATATATGATTCAAAAAGATCAAAATTTGAAATCTGCTCAACAGGTATTAAATTATTTGATGGATAATTACGGCAGAAATGCCTCAAAATCGGAAGATGTACATAAAAACGTACAAATACCAGTACAAGTCAAAGAAAAGCCAAAATTGGAGCCTCCAAGTCACTTAACTGGTATAGATTTAATTATCTGGAAGGTTGAAAATCAAAAATAATTCGTAAATTAGCGTATGAAAAGTAAATTACAGATGATGAAACGCGCGGATGGATCATATTCTCGTAGAGGATTATGGGATAATATTCGCGCCAACAAGGGAAGCGGAAAGAAGCCAACTCCGGAAATGTTAAAGCAAGAGAAAAAGATTAAAGCACAAGAAAAAAAATAGTTATGCAGCCTCCTAAGAAAACATTATTGACTCCTAAGAGAGTAATGGAAATAGCTGATTCTGTAGAAACGGGCGCTTATGCGTACATGAGAGCCGGTTCAAATAAGATGAATAAAGCAAAAACTAAAATAGAAAAAGAAGGTGCAGAACAGCTTAGCAATTCCGGGTATAATGAGTTAAAAAAATCTGAACGATATAGGTCTTTAGCATTAAAAGCAATGAAAAAAAATAAATAATTATGTCAGGAGCTTGGCAAAGAAAAGAAGGTAAAAATCCAGAAGGCGGCTTAAATGCAAAAGGTCGTGCATCTTACAATTCTGAAACTGGTGGCAATTTAAAGGCCCCAGTAAAATCTGGTGTAAATCCAAGAAGGGTATCTTTTGCTGCTAGATTTAGTGGCATGCTTGGTGCAATGAAAAAGCCAAATGGTGAACCTACTCGCAAAGCATTGGCATTAAAAGCTTGGGGATTTGGTAGTGTAGAAGCTGCTCGTAAATTTGCAAATGCGCATAAGAAATCATAATGGATAAAGACGTATGCGTAACTCATGACATCTTATTGGAAGATGGTGTATGCGTAAAATGTCTTTCTGAAGATAATAAATAAGGCGGTTTTTTAGGCCGCCTTTGCTATTTACTTCCATTCCATCTTATTTATCCTGTAATTTTCTTCGTTCCTGTATGTGATAATTATACTATTGTATTGAAATATCTCTACAGAATAATTAATCCCATCTCTGGTCCATTCTGAAATAAAGTTTGACTTTTCATTTCTAACCGCTTCCATTTCATATCCCTTAAAGTCTTTGTCGTATGGTGGTTTAAATGATTCTGAATAAGCATCTGGGTTGCCGTATTTATCTGAAAATACTTTTACATACTTTTTATAGTTTGCAAGCAATTCATCCCATGTATTAGCATCTCCAACATAAGCTGTTAATACAACTGGTTTATTTGATTTAATAGTATTGACAATGTACACTCTAGTAAGCTTGTTATCGTATTCTCCTGATAGCTTTGTGGTTTCACCTGCTGCGTAATCAAAAGTAAATCCTTTTGTTTTTAACTTTGATAATAATAGGTTTCTATCTTCTTTTAAATTAATGCCATCAAATATCTGCGACATAGCAGTATTGACTAAAAAAATAATGATTAGGGTGGTTGTTATTAACTTTTTCATTTGGTTGGTTTTATTGTTGGTTATTTTGTTCTTCTTGCATTTCTAAAATTTGTTTTCCTTTATCTGATAATGGTCTTGCAAATAGTCTTAGCTTCTTTCCGGTGGTTGGGCATAAAAATGTTATACCAACATCCATGTAAGACTTCAATACAATTTCCATTACTCCATCTGAGTTTTCGCTGGCTCCAATTACATGTGGTTCATCGTAATCAAATTGCATACAAAAATCACATCCATCTAAAACTTCTGCATTAGTGGGTAAATTTAATTCTTCTTTTTTCTTAGCCATTTTTATTTATTTATTTCGTTAATGTCAACAATTTTTACTTCTTCTCCGTCTATCATAGCATCTAATGTAGATTCTATAATTTCTCTTTGGTTTGGATTTAACAAAGCTATCTTTTCAACAATAGCCGGGACCGCAAAAACATCACTTTGTATTTCGTTTTTAATTCCAATCCTAACTTCAGTTGTAAGAAACGGGTGGGTTATAATATCATTAAAAATCCAATCTATCTTTTTACTATAATTTTTAAATATCCTTTCTCCCTGTGAGTTGGGGAACTGCCTGCAAAAATCTTCTAATTCATATTAAACTCAAGCTTCATTGATTCTTTTACATATTCTGGGCTTTCTTCTGAAACAACATTCATCTTATTAAGTAAGTATCTTTTCTCTTGCTCAACAATATTGAATGGTGTATTAACAAGACAGTATGCAATATGTCCACTAGTAGCATCTGTAAGCCACATGTAAGACTGGAGCTGCCAGTAATATAAGTTATCAAGTTTATCTGGTATATTCCCTAAGAATGTCCAAAGATCATAGCTTGATTTAATATCAATAACTTTATTTGGGTTAACAGTGATTATATCTGGATGCCCTGATATGTAATCATTAGTAAACCTATGTTCATTTTTACCATAATCCACTCCCCAAAAATTATTTAAAAGGTCAATTGAATCATCTTCAACTTCAATACCTTTTTTCATTTGTTTTGTTTGTATATCTCTCCTTCTGCCATATTTTTCAGCGATATAAACTTCAATTAAATGTTTTTGAGCGGTTTTAGAAAGAACTCCAGCTTCTTTGTCAGCTTTAGTTACCGGCTCGGTCATTAAATAACCAACAGAACTTGATCTAATAAGTGTTTCATTCCATTTCATAATTAAAGGTTGTTTAGTTTGTTATTATAATATTCCAGCAATTCAGAATTATTTTTACACATTAGTTCCCAAGCTTTTAACTCCTGTTTTGTTGTGCAAGAATTAATAAACTCTTTTGTTCTTTCTGTTAGTGTCTTTTTTGATTGTGTTGGGATTACTTTTTCAACAATTGGTTCATCTTGTTCAAAATAAAGGCCAGCTTCTTCAATTTGTTTAACACTTTTTTTATGGTACTCTTCAACCAGTTGCCTTGCATTATCAAGAGCCTTATCTGCTGATTCACCCGGATTCAAAGCAAACTCAACCCCTATTTTTTCTGATGAATAGTTACCTAAATTAAATGTTCTGGTGTAGTTAATGGTTTGTATATGCATATTACTTATTTTAATCTGGTTACATTGGTTTGCTTGTCCTCTGCTTTGATTTTGAATACCTTTGCTTTATGCTCTTCTTTTCTTTTAAGATTAGAAACCATAACCATTACTGAAGTATATGGGTTTTCTAATAGTAAACTTTCTCCTACTTTGAGATCCGATACTTTACTTGATACCGAATCTGGACTAATGTTTCTTGCCATTTTATGTGTTTTTAATGTTTGAATACAAAATTAATTTAATTAATTTAATTAAAAAAATAAATTTAATTAAACTTCTTCTTTACCAAATTTAATTTGGACCTATATTCAATGATTAAAGCTTTTAATTCATCCTTAGTTGGCTTAGCAACCTGCCTTGCTGTTTCTCTCAAGTATTCTACAACACCATTATTCTCTGCGTCTAACTTATATTCAAACTCTTCCAAATTACCCATCTTAAACTTGGTATAAAGTGGCCGCATTGTATCTCCTGCCACCTCATCTTTTTGCCAGATGTATAACATTCTACCATGCCATCTTTGCCGGCATATTTACATCTAATGTACTGGCTGAATACATGATCTAAATCTGAAACAAGATTTTGAAAGCTTTCACCATCATCTTCAAATTCTTCCATTCTTCTTTGAGTAGATTCAATAGTAGCGCATTGCTTACACATCTTTTTAGAAAAATGGTAATCAATGTTACCGCATCTAACGCACCTTTTTTTCTTTACTATTATCGTTGAGTTTCTCATCTTCGTTTAATTTATGTAGTTTATTATTTATGAATCTATATTTACCAGTGTATTTACCATCCTTTGTTACTTCTATTATTAAATCAAGCTTTTTAGCCAGCTCATATATTAGTTCCCTATTTTCCATTTGCAAATTTAATTAAATTAATTAAACCACAAAATTATTTTTAAAAAAAATTAAAAATATTTGGGAATTTAAAAATTAATACTATTTTTGCTGTTCAACAATAAATTTTATGGAAGAAATTAAAACAATGAAGCTTCATGAACGAATCAAGGAAGCCATGGATGGTCGTACACAGCGTTGGCTTTCATTAAATGCCAAGATACCAGAATCGGAATTATCACGCAAGATGCAGGGTAAGTTATTATTCACTGATAGTGAAATTACTCGCATAAATGAAGCTTTGAAAACCGATTTAGTAAACGATTAAGTAATAAAAATGCCAAAAGATACATTCTACTTCTCACACGACTATAATGCTCGTAATGATGAGAAGATTAAAAGGTTGATTAGAAAACATGGTATGCAGGGCTATGGTGTTTTTTGGTCAATAGTTGAGGATTTATATAATAATGCGAACGCATTGCGAATGGATTACGAAGGCATTGCGTATGACTTAAGGTCGGATAGCGACTTAGTAGCGAGCGTAGTAAATGACTTTGATTTATTCATTTTTAATGGTGATTATTTTGGCAGTAATTCTGTACAAGAAAGACTTGAACAAAGAAATGACAAGAGCGCAAAAGCAAGAAAATCAGCTAGTTACAGATGGGAAAATGCGAACGCAATGCAAACGCAATCCGATAGCAATGCTAAAAAGGAAAGGAAAGGAAAGGAAATAAAAGGAAAGGAAATAAAAGAAATAAATATATCGTTTGATATTTTTTGGGATTTATATGACAAGAAAGTGGGTGATAAGGATAAGTTAAAAAAGAAGTGGGAGTCATTGCAAGATTCAGATAGAAAATCAATCATTGACTATTTACCAAAATACAAGACTATCCAACCAGATAAAAAATTCAGGAAGGATCCTCAAACTTTCTTTAACAACAGTTCATGGAATGATGAATTGGTTGGTTTAGATTTACCAAAGCAGCAGATTTATAAAAATAACGATTTTGAAGCTTACAAGAAAAGACAACAGGAATTAGGAAAAACTTTAAATTAATACGATGATAGCTACTATTTTTAAAAACATTTTTAGCAAGGAACCTCACTTTATCACAATTGAAAAAGCTTTAGAAAGAATTAAATCTGGTTCAAGTAAGGAACTGGTTACCGAAATCAGGAATACTCTTGACAAGGAAAAGGCTAATAAGATTAAGTTAAATTTACCTTCAGTTTGCTTTAGTGGTAAATTTGGTAATGACAGGAAAGATGAGCAGCTTATTGAGCATAGTGGTTTCATTGTGCTTGATTTTGATGACATATCTGAATTAAGGGATAAGCAAACCGATATAATTTCACACGATTTTGTGTATGCTTGTTGGGTTAGTCCATCTGGTAATGGGTTAAAAGCATTGGTAAAAATAGCTGACGGTTCAAAGCATAGAGAGCATTTTCAGTCTTTACAGGAAGTATTTCCTGAGATTGACAGGAGTGGAATCAATGTAAGTAGGGTTTGTTACGAAAGCTTTGATCCTGAAATTTATGTAAACGATAAGGCTGCTGTGTTTGCAAAGGCTAAGAAAATTGAGAAGATAACCGTAACCGAGAACCAGAATGTAGATGACTCCGAAAACTTTCGTAGAATATTAAAATGGCTTACGAATAAGAACGATGCTTTTGTTACAGGAGAGCGAAATACATATATTTTCAAATTAGCATCCGCATGTTGCCGTTTCGGTATTGATGAAAACGCTGCATTAGGCCTAATTTCGGCAGAATACACCGTCAGCAATGACTTTACCATGTCGGAGATGAAAAGTGCCGTAAAGAGCGGATATAGGGCAAATAGGAACAATTTTGGAACGGCTTCCATACAGAAAGAGAAGTTGGTTAGTAAAGAAACTAATTATGAGATTGATGTAAAGCGTGAATTTACAGAAGAAAACGGTGAGAATTATAGGATTGAGGATGTGGTTTATGGTATTGATGTTAAGGATAGGGCTTTGTCAATAAACGAAAAAGGGTTTGAGAAGATTATGGGGGTTGGTATACCTGAGCTTGATTATTTGTTCAAGCCAAAAAGAGGAGAAATAACACTATTGACCGGTATTGGTAACTACGGAAAGACCGCTTGGCAGAAATCACAGATTTTAGGAAGAATTATAATGTTTGGGGAGAAGATTGCTACTTTCTCACCTGAAGATACACCAGCTGAAGAATATTTTCATGATTATGTTGAGATGTTATTGGGCTGTGAGTGTACCCCATTTAATCCAAATAGACCATCAAACGAGGTTTATGAAGCTGCTTATGATTTCATATCTAAACACATTTTTTACATCAGCGCAGAAATGCTTTCCCCTACCCCCCAGTATATTAAGGAGAAGTTTCTTGAATTGATTGTGCAAGAGAAGGTTGATTTTTGTTGTATTGATCCGTTCAATCAGATGACAAATGATTACAAAGGATTTGGTGGGAGAACAGATAAATACCTTGAAACATTATTGGCTGACTTTTCAAGATTTGCAAAGAAAAATGATGTATATTTCTGGGTAATTGCGCATCCTAAATTAATGGAAAGAGATAAGACAGGTAACTATAAATGTCCTGATGTTTTTGATGTAGCTGATGGCGCAATGTGGAATAATAAAATGGATAATATATTAGTTTATCATAGACCATTTGCACAAACGGATCCTAATAATCCTTTAGCAGAATTTCATTCAAAAAAGATTAAAAAGAAAAGCGTTGGTAGAAAAGGTTTTATGTTAGTTGAATATGTTTGGGAAAGAAGGAGATTTTTTATTGAAGGAAGGGATTTTATACAAGAGATGTTAAATAAAAAGAATTATGAATTTTGGAAAAGAAAAGAAGCAAGTCAAGCTTGGCTTCCATACCAAGATGAAAACGGAGAAGAAGTAATATTTTAATAATTATAAAAAACAAAACAATGATTAGAATTTCAGTAATCGGAAGATTAGGTCAAGATGCAGTAGTAAACAATGTAAATGGTAAGACGGTGATTAATTTCTCAATGGCTTACAGTGAAAAGTTTAAGAAGCAAGATGGTCAAGAAGTTGATAAAACAACTTGGATTTCATGTGCATATTGGACCGAAAAAATCAATGTTGCTAGTTATTTAAAGAAAGGGACTTTGATTTACATGGAAGGTAAACCAGAAGCAAAGAATTATACAAATGCTAACACTAACGAAACAATTGCTCAATTACACGCAAGAGTAGCTACATTGCAACTGCTTTCTGGTAAACAAGAGGAAGCCCCATTTTAATGTATATTCATGAATTAAAAAATATTATAGATGTCCATACACCACTCGGAAAAGGAAAAGCAATCGCATGGATTGATTATGGAAGTGAAATCAATACTGTTTGGAAAGTCATATTACACGACAGTGGTATCGTGCGGAACTTTTACGACACCGACATTATCGTCTACCCAAATAAAATGGACGGAGGAAATATTGACCTAGATTATTTTAAAAATAAAAAGTAATACTATGCAACAACAGTTACAATTTGATGGCGCTGATTATGTTAAGGAAAGGGATTATCAAAGGTTGGCCAACAACCATTTCAAGTTAAAAGAACTTATGAAAGATAGTGTATACAGGACGCTTGGGGAAATATCTAAATTTATAGGTGTTCCTGAAGCATCAGTTTCTGCTGGATTAAGGGATTTTAGAAAAGAAAAATTTGGTGGCCATACCTTGAATAAAAGATATGAAGGAAATGGTTTATATTCGTACCAATTAATCCTTAAAAAACATCAAAATGGCGAAAGTTAAATCCGATTCAAGAAAAATTTCATTCGGTAAAAGAAAGACAGGAAGCGCAAAAAAAACCTATAACAAACACACTCCTAAACCTAAAGAATATAGAGGTCAGGGGAGATAAAAACTAAAACATGGATTTGGAATTAATTTTACAAACTGCCGAAGAATGTTTGGCATTAAAACCTGATGGGTTTGATGGAAACAAAGACGGTTATGATAAAGCTATTCTTGGATTAACCGATAATGGTCAACTTGTATATTCTAAAGAGATTATGGTTGATTTATTATTGAATATGGATCCTGAAATGACCGAAGAAGATGCTTGGGAATTTTTAGAATACAATTGTTTCAACACTTATGTTGGAGAACAAACACCAATTTTTATAAATACATACTAAATATGAATAACAAGGCCGCCAAAAAACTAAGAAGATTATCTGTTGCTCTAGCTGCCGGTTCAGGCAAGACTATTGATGATGCAGAAAGAATCTACAAAAATCTAAAAACAGTATATAAAGAAAATAAAAAAGCCCCTAAAAAATAGGGGCCTAATTTATTTAAGCGTTTGCAGCTGCATTAATTTGCGCTACAGTGGCATTTGTGTAGAAGTAAACAGGTACTTGATTTAGTCCTGTTGGAGCTACTTCAACAATTGAGTTCATAGTTACTCCGTTTGCTACTGTTCCAGAAGGAGCTGGGTAAGCTACAAATCCTTCAACTGGGAATCCGTAAGCAATACCAGATGTTGCTGGAGTTCCATTTGGGTTTAATAAAGCATATTGATTTCTTTGATATGCAGTAATTGATACTATTTGTGCCATTTTATAATGTTTTTATTTGTTTTTAAATTTTTGGTTAAGCTGCTGTTGTTGTTGTGGTTGTAGGAGCTGCTGTAGTAGTTGTAGTGGTTGGAGCAGCAGTTGTAGTGGTTGTGGTTGTAGTTTGGATTCCACCGCCATTAATAGCTGCAATTAAACCAGCAACAGTTGCGTCACTGTATAATTTTTCAGCAGGTTGATTAAGACCACTAGGGTAAATGAGAATTAATGAGTTCATTTGAACACCATTCGCCACAACCGTAGAAGGTTGAACCTGTAAGTTGGCTGTTGGTAAAGAAAATAATACACCATTTGTTGCAGGTGTTCCATTTGCGTTTGTTAAATCGTATTGATTTCTACGATAAACATAAACCGATACATGATTTGCCATTTTTTTTTATTTTATTGTTTATAAATTGTTTCAACAAATATACTTAAAATTTAGTAATTTTTATTTTAAAAAAAAGTATTAAATTAATTAAATTAGTTCTACATTTGTATTAAATTAATTAAATATGAAATTAATTGCTCCGTCAAATAGAGTTATTATTAAAGTAGATTTAGAAAGTAAAAACAGCCATACTTTTAAAGATGGGAGATGGTCAAAGTAAACCATGGCAGCCGTTAAATAATTTTGTTACTGGGTTAAGAATATTCCAGCCGTACAATGGTCCACTAGAAGGTATACCTCCTACTTTAATAAAAAATAAGATTTATGTTACAAGTGGTGAGCTTACAGGTAAGGTTGTAACTACTTTAATATCAAGTGACTACGAGATTATTTACCAGAATGATGATGGAACAGAGGGTAAAATAATTAGATTTAGATATTATCCAGAGGGGCATGAAAGAAATGAAGTAATTGCTATTGACCATGACTTAACAACAAGAGTTATTAATAATGAATTTTTAATTGGGTATGGAGTTTCTGATGCATCAAAATTGGTAACAATATCAACACCAAATGTAGTATGTCTGAATTAGAGCAAAAGGTAAAAGAATTAGAAAAATCAAATGCCTATTTAAGTGGCAAATTGGCTTATTATGAGCAAGATGGGGCAATTAAGCTTTATTATAGCTTGCAAAGAAAGGCTAATGAGATGGCAGAATTGCTTAATAGGATTAATTTGCTAGATATTGAATTGATTGATCCAAAAGATAAGTCATTTGAAAGATTGCAGAAGCTTTGGTCCGAAGCTGGCACAATTACTGAGTCTATTAGGGCATTAGAAATATCCGCAGGCATAAACCAAGAAGGAAAAGAAAGCAAAAAAGAGGCTGTCGTAATAAATAAAAGACCATTTTCACCAGAAAGTGTTGCTGATGAAATAGGTGAATTAGCAGGCAAACGCTCATAGTATGTACGAAAAAATTGAAAAAGGTTCCACGATTCACATTCAGGGATTAGATTGTAATCTCCCACCAGAAGGTTATGTTTTTAATATATTGACCAAACAGGTTGAGTATAGGGGTATTTACCAAAGGTCCGATATTCAAACTGAGCAATATTGGAAAAGAATACCGCTTCCAAGCTGGTATGCTGATACCATGAAAGAATGGGATGAATACGATAAGAAGAAAAAAGATGATGCTCCAGAATTTTATGATGAAAAATTAGAGGAGTTTAAGAAACAGGAGTGGGATAGAAGATTGAATGGCTTTTGGTACATGAATAATGGTAAGCCTACCTTTTTAACAGGTATGCATTACTTGTATTTGCAATGGTGGAGTATAGATATTGGTTATCCTAAATTCAGGATTCCGGATTTAGAGAAGTTTTATTTTATGGACTATTGCATACAGGATCCATTATGTATGGGAATGTTGGAGGTTACAAAAAGACGTTTTGGTAAGTCCTTTGTGGCTGGTTTGTTTGTTACAGAATATACTACCAGAACCAAAATGACAAATGGAGGTATTCAGTCTAAAACAGGA